TTGGTGTAAAGGTGAAAGCATCCGAACGTGTTAGCGTTAACGCTAAAGTTGCTGGTGAGTATGGTCGCACTAGCGAAGTCTTTGACCTTGGTGGTGAACTGAAAGTTCGTTATTCGTTCTGATAACTCACTCATAAGATAATGGATGGGGGTTGACAAACAACCCCCTTTTTAGTATTATACATATTGAGTCAGGAGGACAATAGATGCCTACACTACCCAAAAATAGTGCAATATATACCAGGAATGGTTGTCCATATTGCACAAAAATTAAAGAAGTATACAAGTCAAAAGGTTGGCAGTATGCAGAATTTATTCTCGATGTTAACTTTACTAAGGAGCAATTCTACAGAGAATTTGGAGATGGTGCGACATTTCCACAGGTTATTATCAACGGTCAAAAGACTGGAGGATGTACAGAAACTGTTAAGTATTTGAGGGAGCAACGACTTCTCTAAATGATGGATAAAAATCTTGGTGAAATTCATACGATTATTGACCGTGCTATTGATGAAGCAATGTGTAATGGTCGTTTTCTTTTTAAATGCTACGATTATTTAAAACTTTCTAAATGGACTCGTAAAGAGACAAATAACTTTATTGAATCTACAACTGCTTCAAACATTACCAATCTAGTCGTAGAGTTAGATGACTATCTAGAGGGTAAAGATAAAACCCTTAAGGAAGCATATGGGCATTTATCTAAACCACACGTAAGAAAAATTAGAAATTATCTTCAGAATATTTTAGAAGATGCAACAAAATATTCTAGTGAAAGAAAACCTGGCAGAAAGCCTAAACCAAACTAAATAATATTAGACATATGGAGAGGATGCAATGGCAGATCTAACTTTTCTTTATATCGCTTTCTTCCTCACAATTGGGAGCTTCCTAGTCGGATTTCTAGTGTCTTGGAATCTTAAAAGTGTTTTCGATGAATGGAAAGAGAGAGCGGATTATGCTGCTGTCGTTATGCATCCAGAGATGCAGATAGATGGCGAGCTTGTTGACCCATCAGATCTCCTCTACTTGCGTATTGGAGAGGAAGATGATATACTAGAAGACGAAGATGAGTGAAACTAAATGATTCTCGTTGACATGAATCAGGTTTGCATTAGCAACCTGATTGTTTCTTTGACTACAACATCTAGCAAGGTAAGTGTAGACTTAGTTCGTCATATGGTATTAAACTCTTTGCGGTCATATCGCAATAAGTTTTTTAAGGAGTATGGTGAGTTAGTTCTTTGTTACGATAGTCGTCACTATTGGCGGCGTAATTCCTTTGAGTATTACAAAGGCACTCGTAAAAAAGATAGGGAAAAGTCTTCTCTTGATTGGAATGAAATCTTTGAAGTCTTAAATAAAATCCGTGATGAGATTAAAGTCAATCTTCCTTACAAAGTTGTCGAGGTAGATGGAGCAGAAGCAGATGATGTAATCGCAGTATTAATTGCAAATCAAGCATCTGTAAATATCAGGTTGCAAAATAATATGCAACCCGCTCAGAAAATTTTAATTCTGTCTGGCGATAAGGATTTTCAACAACTACAGAAGTTTCCTTTTGTTAGTCAATATAATCCTATCCAAAAGAAGTTTGTGCATTGTGATGACCCAAAGAAATATCTTCTAGAGCATATCCTTAAAGGCGACAGAAGTGACGGCATACCTAACTTTTTGTCCCCTAATGACACTTTTGTGACGAATAGTAGGCAACGTCCATTGAGTAAATCAAAACTAGAAAAGTGGATAAATCAATCGCCAGAGGATTTTTGTAATGCAGAAACCATACATCACTACGAGCGCAATCGTAATCTAATTGATTTCGGTTGTATTCCAAGTCATGTGTATGATGCTGTTATACATAATTATGAGACTACAGAAACCTCTTCACGGGGTAAGATGTATCCCTATTTCGTTCAACATCAATTGAATGAGATGTTAGATCACATTACCGAGTTTTAAAATGAGACTGATGATTTCTGAAGTGCTGCAAAAAGCACATAACGCAAAAACAAAACAAGAAAAAATTACTATTTTGCGTGAGCATAATAGTCAAACATTACGCTCTCTGTTTATTATTAATTTTGATGAGACTGTTGTGCCGCGAGTGCCATTGGGTGAGGATGTCCCTTACCGTGTCAATGACGCTCCTAAAGGCACAGAGCATACTCTTCTAGAAAAAGAAGGAGCAAAACTCTATTACTTTTTCAAAGGTGGTGCAAATAATCTTACTCAACCAAAGATTGAGTCTATGTTTATTCAACTTCTTGAGGGACTTCATGCTGACGAAGCAGAAGTTTTAATTAAGTGTATCAATAAAACACTTCATAAAAAGTATCGTATTACTCTTCCTGTCATTAAAGAAGCATTCCCTCAAATTGAATGGGGCGGAAGATCTTAATATGAAATTTAACCCAGAGCAAATTTCTATCCTTGAGGGATATGGAATTAGAATTCTTTCTCAAGATTGTCCCTGGATAGAATCTCAAGATAAGTCTCTACCAAATAGTTATATTATTACATGTAAACGTGGAGAAGATGTGTGGTATGATATAGTAATTTCAAATAAAAAAGCAGATATTTTTGATGCTTATTATGATTTATTTGGAGACGTTGTAAGAAACATAACATGGACAGAAGGAAGAATCAACCCGCGTGTGTGGCAAGACCCTCGCGATACTCAAAAGAAACAAAAAAAATGACACAAAACGATGCATATTTTGACCCCCGTAAAGTTGTAGAGCAACGTCTAGCAGATGCTGCAGCGTCTGCTGAGAATGAAGCTCTGAAACTTATGGAAGAGGAGAAAAGGCAAAAGAATATTAAGACAGGAGCTAAAGCAATGGGAGTAATCTTAGGTTGGGCTGTTAAACCTGCAGTGCTCGCTCTAGTATGGAATTGGGTCATCCCTCCATTGTTTGGTCTTGCTACCTTGTCATACTGGACAGCGTTTGGAATTTGTATTATTACTACTATCCTATTTAAAAATGACACAAGTAACGACGAATAAAGTATGTGTAATCTCTGTCACACCAAATGCAGAGAAAACTATGGGATATATTGCCCGTGTTAGCAATCCATCTAACCAAGAGAATGCAAAGGTTGCTGGACTATTGAGGTATTGTATCGAACATAATCATTGGTCTGTATTTGAGCAAGCACATATGACTCTGGAAATTAATACTACCAGGGCAATTGCTGCTCAAATTTTGCGTCATAGGTCATTTACATTTCAAGAGTTTTCTCAACGTTATGCAGATTCATCTCTGTTAGGTGATGAAATTCCTTTGCCTGCTTTAAGGCGTCAAGATAATACTAATCGACAGAAGTCTATTGATGATCTTGACCCCTTTATCAGACAAAAATTTGAAATCTGGATGCAATATCACTTCAAACAAACTATGGAAGTGTATCAAGAGATGCTGGCTGCTGGAGTGGCAAAAGAGTGTGCTCGTATGATTCTGCCAATGGCAACACCAACTCGGATATACATGACTGGATCTGTGCGTAATTGGATACATTATATCCAACTTCGTACAGGGCATGGCACACAACAAGAGCATATGGACATTGCAGAATTATGTAAGAAACATTTTATCTGTCAGTTTCCCATTATCTCTGAAGCACTTAATTGGTGTGATGGAGGGTGTAATTGCCCAGATGACTATGCAGATTGTATACAACCTAGTTTAAGGATTGATTGATATGCCAACATATGATTTTATCAATAAAGAAACTGGAGAAATTATTGAAGTTGTTATGCCCATGACACAGCTCGATAAATATAAAGACGACCATCCAGAGTTGGAAAGGTATTTTGGCAACCAGTCAGTTGCTGCTACCTATGGTGCTCCTAAACAATCCAGCGGATTTAAAGAGGTTATGCAAAAAGTCCAGCGAGCGCACCCAGGTGCTAATCTTTCCCGTTTCACATAAAATAATGCCCGTTACTACCCGCAAGCGTACAAGAACTCCTGGTCCAATGAGTGCTAAACAAATGAGAAGGAAAAAACCTATCAACTTAGATCATTTAAAAACTATAGAACCACTGACTGCAAATCAGGAAAGAGTTTTTACTTCATATGCTAAGGGTAAACATTTGGTCTTACATGGTGCAGCTGGAACTGGTAAGACTTTTATTAGTTTATATCTGGCACTTCAACAGGTGCTAGACCCTGCATCACCATATGAAAAGGTTTATATGGTGAGATCTTTAGTGCCGACAAGGGAAATTGGTTTCCTTCCTGGTGACCACGAAGACAAATCAAATCTTTATCAGATTCCATATAAGAATATGGTAAAGTATATGTTTGAAATGCCAGATGATAATACTTTTGAAATGTTGTATGATAATCTACGAGCACAAGAAACTATTTCATTTTGGTCTACATCTTTTATTCGTGGAGTCACTCTTGACCGTTGTATCATCATCGTTGATGAGTTTTCAAACTTAAATTTTCATGAATTAGATTCAATCATCACACGTGTTGGTGAAGATTGTAAGATTATTTTCTCTGGGGACTATACTCAATCGGATTTAATTAAAAGCAATGAAAGGAATGGTGTGCTAGACTTTATGAAGATTCTTCAGACTATGCCATCATTTGATGTGGTAGAATTTGGTATTGATGATATTGTTCGCTCTGGTTTGGTGCGTGAATATCTAATTAGTAAAATTAATTTGGGATTGGGTTGATGACTTTTAGAATGATTGGTCCTGCAGCACCTATTGTAGAATTGGAAAGTAGGACATTAGATTATGGACGCTTCTATAGGATTGATAATCAGTGGATGCCAAGTGTCACTACTGTGGTAAGTCATAATACCAAGGCAGGTATCCTTGCATGGGAAGAGAAAGTAGGTTATACTACTGCTGAGCAAATCCGACGTGCTGCATCATGGCGTGGCACTAAGTATCATTCCATTGTGGAGAATTATCTTAAAAATGACTTGGAACAAGTTGAAAAGAGCGAAGGTCTTCCCAAGTACATGTTTGGGTTTGCTCGTAAGACTCTTGATCGTATTAGTGATATTCACATTCTTGAAGCCCCTCTTTTTAGTCGCCGCTTGGGTATTGCTGGTAGGGTTGATTGTATTGCTCACTTTGACGGTGAGTTAGCAATAATTGATTTTAAAACTACCAAACAACTTAAGAAAGAAGAGCATCTAGACAAATTCTTTGTGCAGGAAGCAGCATATGCTTACATGTATTATGAGTTGACTGGGGTTGAAGTAGATAAACTTGTTACTTTTTCAGTTGCAGAGGATGGAAGTGTGCAAGTTGTACAAAAGTATGATAAAATCCCCTACATTGATACTCTAATTGAATGGATTAAAGAATACAACTATTACGTTGGAAGTATCAAATGAAAGAAATAGAAGAAAAATTTATGACACAAGGAAAATTTACATCATTAGTTGAGACTCGTGTAAAAGAAAGTCAGGGACTTATAAATTACATTGAAGCAGTTACATCAGTGTGTGAAGAGTTTGAAATTGAAGTTGAAACTGTAAGCAAGTTAATTTCTAAACCACTTAAGGATAAAATCAAGTGGGACGCTCAACAATTAAATTATATTAAACGTACAAGTAGGGGAATGTTACCGCTATGAGCGAAAGTTTCTTTAAATCAGAAGTTGTAGTTGAAGAGTTGGAAGATATCCAAAAAACTTATCTAGAACTTCTTAAAATGTCTTCAGATTTAAAAAGTTTTACTCCAACAGAAAGACTAGACCACATTGAAAAGACATTAGAGTTGATTGCTAAGCAAAAAGTATTCTATGCTCGTCTTGCTCTTGCTTCTCATGAAGTTGATAGCAATAATGATGCTAGTGAAATCAAAGATAGAATTGATATGTTATCTGGAGAATTTTCAGGTGGGTTAAACCTCATGTCTATTCTAAATCAAATGGAAGAAAAACTTCAACACTGGCGTAAAAATATTCATCTAGGGGTTGACACCCCATAAATAGTATGCCATGATAATCCCATGGTAATACACCAAATATAAAAACAACGGAGAAACACTATGTCTTTTGCAACTCTCAAGTCCAAGTCTGGGACTTTCGATAAACTCACCCAGCAAATTGAGAAGATGTCCAAACCCCAAGGTGCAGGTCCAGATGAGCGACTCTGGAAACCTGGAGTGGACAAGTCTGGAAACGGTTATGCCGTGATTCGTTTCCTGCCCGAACCTGAGGGAGAAGATCTTCCTTGGGCACAAGTGTGGAGTCATGCATTCCAAGGTCCTGGCGGTTGGTATATTGAGAATTCTCTCACTACCCTCAACCAAAAAGACCCTGTGGGTGAATTGAATCGCACTCTTTGGAATAGCGGCATTGAATCTGATAAGGAAATTGCTCGTAAACAGAAGCGTAAATTGTCTTACTATAGTAATATCTTTGTAGTTAAAGACCAATTGAATCCTGAGAATGAAGGGCAAGTTTTCCTTTACAAGTATGGCAAAAAGATTCATGATAAGATTGTAAGTGCCATGCAACCTCAATTTGAAGATGAAGATCCTATTAATCCTTTTGATTTGTGGAAAGGTGCTGACTTCCGTGTGAAGATTCAGACCATCGGTGGTTATTGGAATTATGACAAATCAGACTTTGCTTCACCTTCTGTCCTTTGTGGATTCAGTGATGAAAAACTGGAAGAAGTTTGGAAGTCTCAATATTCTTTGAAAGAATTCACTGTTCCTAGTGCATTCAAATCTTATGAAGAACTAGAAGCACGTTTGAATCTGGTCCTTAACAAAGGGCAAACTCGCGTAGAGTCTCGTCGTCGTTTTGAAGAAGAAGATGAAGACCTGTATGCCAGTGATGAAAGTGTCGTTGTAGCACCAACTCCCAGTGGTTTTGGCGCTAAGATACAGGAGTTGGAATCGGATGCCGATCCTGACCTTGATTACTTCGCTGCCCTTGCCGCTGAAGACTGATGCGATTTTTAATTCTCCCTCTTATTTTGTTTACCGCTGCTCCTGCCCAGGCACTGACCTGGAGGGAGTTTTGGGAACCTTTTAGGACAGAATATTATCATAGACCCTACTACTATCGTCCTGCAATGTGCGAAGTTGTAGTGGAGTATGAGCAATGGGTGCATGGTAATCGTTGGAGACCTGGATACCTCAGGCGTTGGTCAGAGATAGAGTGGAGACCCTGCTAACTCAAATCAAAATTCACTTTTAATTCCCATAGGACCCCGAAAAAAAATCGGGGTATTTTTTTACTCTCTAGGTTTTTATAATATCAATATCCGCTGTATCCACCAGATCCGCCACCGCCACCAGATCCGCCACTGCCGCCAGATCCACCAGATCCGCCACTGCCACCAGACCCACCAGACCCACCAGATCCGCCACTGCCACCAGACCCACTACTGCCACTGCTGCCAGTATTATACGTATTTGCCGAGGTCCCAGAAATAGCAGTTCTGGCAACAACTGCACCTGTTGCCAGCGTATCTCCTTCTTTAATCGTTGGTGTGTTAGACCCAAACACTTTTGAAGAGAAGTTTTGTAGACTGCTAAATTCAATAGATGAGGTTTGACCAATATTTGTAGAATATGTTGGTTTAACTGTAATAAATGTCTCAGCGACGGTATTTAAAGATTTTTTATCAGTTGCATTATCATCAAGCTCATCATTTGGAAGATACTGGACAAGTGTATTAAATTCTTCGACAAATTGAGTGAGATAATCCATTCTTAAAAGATAGATATTTCTTTTATATTCATTTGTATTGTATTCATGGTCATAATTAGAAATTGGTCTTATTAATGAAGATTTTGGCACCATAGTGCCATCATATTTCATATATGTGAAGTTTTCTCGCACTTCGATATCAGGTCTAAGCACTATTCTCCCATGATTATCTCTTACTTCTTGAGTTACCCAATGGTGAATTCCGTCTGGTTTGTTGTTATATTTTCTAGAAATATAATTCTGTAACTCATGCTCATTCATAGGCCAATCATCATATAGATTAATTATATTGTTTGTTAATAAAATTACCCAGTCATATTGCATACTTTCATAGTATTCTAATGCTACTTGGTCTGGTCTATCGTTATTCTTAACAGTATATTGACTAAATCCAAGAATAATATTATCTAAATTCTCTCTAATTGCAATACGTCTGAAGATATTTTTTGCCAGCACGTAAGGATCGACGGAATTCTGTCGATAACTAGATGTTCTTACATAGACATTTGGTAACTGACTAAAATAGTTAGACATATACTTACTTATCCTTATAATGTTTCTTGAGAAGGTATTTCGTCTCTTTGAATGATAAAGTTAAATCGTAAGAAACTGGACCATAATCTATACTTGTATTGCCTGTTGCAGCTTGTAGACCTGCATAATTGCCATCTGGAGAATAGTCAACTTGCATATCATGCAGTACTAAGTCGTGCGGGAATCGCATTAGTTTACTAAGTGTAGATAAATTTTTTGATGGCGTAGTGATAGTCTCTCCTAAAGCCCCGCCTGAATATCTCACAAGTTCGATTCTAAATTTGTCTGGCACTGTCAACCAATGTTTGCCATCCTCTTCGGGTAACATAGCAATACGAAATGCTTGAATAATGTCATATATGGCTTTGACATCTGTTGCATTCTTAGGAACTAATTTGAAATTAAATGTATGGTCTCTAAACTCAGACCCTTGGAAAATAGTTTCTTCATATGGATTGAAAATTCTACCTTTAGTGAGAGCGGAGAGATTACCAGGAGTTAAATTACCTGAGCCACCAGTCATCCCAACGACCTTATTAATAACTTCTGATCCTATCGAATATCCAAGGGCGGGTTTTGCACCTTGTGCCATTGCTTTAACTTGCTCACCAAAACCGTCACCAATACCTTCAGGACCAACATTCTTAAATGCATTTACTGCTGCTGCTCCTACGGCACCTAACTCAACTCCATTATATTTTGCGTTAAATTTTTCTGAAAGTTTTGGAGGTAGATATAAATAAATGGTGTTGCCTGTGCCTTTACCACCAGCTGGAATGACTTTAAACTTCATGTAATCAATCACCTGAGTCGGAAAAGCCGCATCAGCGCCAATTGCTTGCCGTCCCGTTACAGAATTTGCACCAGTTGGTCTAGTCCTAGGAAAAATTAACATGAGTTATTCTGGTAAATACAGACCATCAAATAGACACAAGTATAAAGGTGATCCTACAAACATTATTTATCGTAGTTTGTGGGAAAGAAAATTTATGGTTTGGTGTGATAAGAATGAAAATGTCCTAGAATGGGGCAGTGAAGAAATTGTTATTCCATACATCAGTCCTGTTGATAATCGGGTGCATCGTTATTTCCCAGACTTTTATGTGCGAGCGATAACTAAAGAAGGACAAATTAGTAAATATATTGTTGAAGTTAAACCAAAGTGTCAAATTAACCCGCCAGAAAAACAAAAACGCATAACAAAAAAATTTATTACAGAAGTCAAAACATACGCGGTGAATGAAGCAAAATGGAAAGCAGCACGAGAATATTGTGCTGATAGGCGTATGAAATTTCTTATCCTTACAGAGGTAGAATTAAAGATATGAGTATCTTTACAGATATAAAAGAATTAACAGGAGGTAAGCGAAAATCTAAAGATTGGTATCGTAACCAGTTGATGTGGGGATTAGAGGACTATACTGGTGGATTTCGCCCTGGGGATATTATTTTTTTCAATTATTCTGCAGCTACTGAGAAGTTGTTATTCTGGGATACCCATCCGATGGTGTTTATCAGCAGCACTAATATGAAGACAGGTCATTTTGAAGGTGGGAATTTACACTATTTACGACCATCTGCTAGAAAGACTGTTGCTAATATGTGGTCTGCTGGAGGTATGGCATATCCTACTAGATGCCATCATAAATACTTTATATCTAATGCTACAAATGTAAAGGTGGTTAAACCTATTGACTTACAAAATATGACACCCCTTCCAGTTGAGCAATTCGTGCTTAGGAGTGTAGGGCGGGTTATTCAAGTACCGTCAAGTTTTATCTGGAGTAGAGTTTAGTGGCATATCAAAATCCCAACAGTTTCCAAAGATTTGCAACTCTCGTCACGTCGGGCGAGAAAGAACCTGCTAGGTCTAATTTATACTCAGTATTGATTGATTTTCCTCCAGTACTCAGAATTAAAGCACCAGGTTTAAATTGGAGAGAGCATTACGAAGCAATTAATTATTTTGCAGATAATGTGACAATCCCTGGTCGAAGAATTACTACAGGGCAAGTCAGAGATGTAGGAGCAATGCGTAGATTTGCTACTGATACAGCATTTGGAGAAGCACAATTTAGTTTTATTCTTACTAAAGATTTATATCATAGATTATTATTTGAAAGATGGATGAATTATACAGCAAGTGATGCTGAAAACAGAGCTGGATTTTACGATGATTATACTTCTCAAATTTTGATTACAAAATGGGAACTTGGGTCAAATATAGTATATCAAGGTCAAACTTCTGATAAGAAACCAACAAGAACTCGATTAAATAGATCGACTGGTGTATGGCAGATGTATGGTGCATTTCCGTTTGATATGTCATCAACATCTCTTAATAATGGACCAACTGATTTATTGAAATTGGATGTATCTTTTTATTTTGAAAGATACAGATTTGATAGAGTGCAAAATGATTTAGGATTTAAACCAGGGACTAAAGATACTGTTATCGATAATTTTGGTGACACCTTAGGTATCTTAGCCCAAAGAGATGCTGTTAAATATGGCTTCTAAATAATTACAATAATTATGGAGTATTATGCCTTTACCAAAACTTGCAATTCCTGAATATGAACTGACATTGCCTATCACGGGCACAAAAGTTACATATCGCCCCTTCCTTGTAAAAGAGGAAAAACTTCTTTATCTTGCTATGGAGTCACAAGACGACAAGGAGATGATTAAAGCAGTTAAGACTATTATCAAAAACTGCACAAACTTAAAAGGCAAGGTTGAAGACCTTGCAACATTTGAAATTGAATATATTTTCCTACGCATTCGTGCAAAGGCTGTCGGAGAAGCAAGTGAATTTAAAGTCACCTGCCCAGATGATAATGAAACTAAAGTTGATGTTTTTATTCCTCTTCAAGAGGTTGAAGTTAAAGTACCAGAAAACCACAAAACTAAAATTTCACTAGATAAAAATGTTGGCGTGGTGATGAAATATCCTTCATTGGATGTATTTGTGAATCAGAATCTTTCTGAAAATCCAGGTCTTGATGATGTGTTTTCTTTAGCTGCAGGTTGTATCGCACAAGTATACGATCAGGAAGAAGTATATGATACATTTTCCAAAGCAGAAGCACTTGAATTTCTTGAAAATCTAAATTCTGAACAATTTGCAAAAATTCAAGAATTTTTCGAAACTATGCCTAAATTATCTTATGATTTAGAAGTGACAAATCCAGAAACAAAAGTCAAGAGCACTATTGTATTAGAAGGACTAGCATCTTTTTTCGCATAGCCCTAATGCATGATTCGTTGGAAAATTATTATAAGACGAATTTTGCACTGATGCAACACCACAAATATTCTTTGACTGAGTTGGAAAATATGATGCCGTGGGAAAGAGATGTGTATGTGAATCTTCTTCTAGCATATATCGCTGAGGAGGAAAGACGGCAGAATCAACAGCAGAATCGCATGTCTCTCTAATGGCAGCAATTAGAAGTTTCGTAACAATCAAACCAATTTCCACCAAAACCAGTGTTGGCACTAACCTCAATGAAATTCGTAAGGGGATAAATCGCACTGGTCTTTTGGTGGAAGGTATTGCTAATAACTATGCTGAAACTGCTAAACTTATTCAATTTGAAAGAGAGTGGCTCCGTAGTAATACTCAGTCTAAAGTTAGTGAAATTAAAGAAGAAGAAAGGGAAAAGGCAAACATCTTCGCTAAATCCATGCAGAGTCTTAAAAAGGCACTGAGTAGAAGACAAAGAGATACGGCAGAGGCAGAAGCAGAAAAGGGCATAGATGAGGCAAACAAAGAAGGTATAAAGGATGAAGTTAAAAAACCAATTAAATCATTCTTAGAAACAATTGGTAGTTTATTAGGAACAGTTGCTAAGTATTTTATAATATTTGGTGCATTAAACTGGTTAGAAAAGAATCCAGAAGGTGCTGTAAAATTCTTTAGATTAGTATATGCAATAGGTAAGTTTGCGTTCCAACTTACTAAATTGGGTATTGGTGGAATTATGGATGGACTCACCAATATATTTGGTGATTTTAGTAATGGTGGAATGAAAGAAAATGTAGTAAAGAGAGGACTACGTTTCTTCATTGGAGTATTACAATTTGCTGGTGGTCTCGCAATGTTGCGATTTGCCAGTTATCTTATTATGCCATGGAAACTCTTTCAGGATGTCAACTTAATCCGAAATATATTCCTAAAGCAAGCACAAAGCGAAGGAGAAATGAAAGCCTCAGCAGAGGCAAGAAAGACTGGATATAAAGATACAAGAACTGGCATCGTATATACAAAGGAAGAATACGAGCAAATTAAAAAGTCTACACAGAGAGCAGACAAAAAACGTGGGAAGCAAGCAGGCAAAGGACTTACATCAAATTTATATGAAAATGAATTAAATGATAGATTTCAAGCGCAGTATGAAGGAAAACCAAAAGGTAGACTAGGAAAACTTCAGCAAAGAGGGAGAATTGCTGGAAAGAAAATGACCAGAAGCATTAGCAAATTTGCTAAAGCGAATCCTGGTAAAGTTGCTGCTGGATTTTCTGTCTTAGGAGGAGGATTGCGAATTGCTAGTGGACTAGCAAGTGGTGAGGGAGCAGGTAAAGCGGTAGGTGCTGGCGTCGGGCAAGCAGCTGGTGGTATTTTAGGAGGAATTGCAGGCACGGCACTTCTAGGACCATTCCTAGGACCATTTGCACCTATTGTTGGGAATGCTATTGGTAGTTTCTTAGGTGAGTGGGTTGGAGGTGTATTAGGACCTATCATTGAGCCAATCTTCAAACCTATTGGGCGTTATTTTGGCATGATGTTTGAAGTCCTCGGCGCTGTCATGGAGCCATTTAAGGAAGCATTCGGTGAATTATTCAGTGCCCTATTTGATTTTGTTGGACAACTTGGCAATGCAATAATGGAAGTTGCTTCGATATTATGGGATTTCTATAGGTTTGTATTTGGTCCAATCTTTAGTGTAATTGGGGATGTTGTTGGATTTGTAGTTCAAAATGCTAAGAGATTAATGGACCCTGGGAGCGTTGCTCAGGGTATTGGTGATGCACTTACATTTAACTTGTTTGATTTTGATAAACAAAATCAAAAAGCAGCTGGTGGTCGTGTAGATACACCATCTAGAGCAGTGGGTGGTCCTATCACATCTGGGCAACCTGGTGAAGCAAAAACATTATCAACAGTTGGCAATACAATGCTGGATGCTGTTGTTAGTGGTATTGGTGGATTTGGATTTGCTGGTGGGTCAAAAGTAC